AAAAGAAAAAATCTGATGGCTTGGCTGTTGCCTTATCAACAAAAGGTATCTTGTCAATATCCACGCCGGTAACTTCGTGTAAAAATCCTGCAAGTTTTCTAACCAAGACACCAGCGTACTTTGGATTTGCAGCAAGTACGGTAAGTGTAGGATACAAAAAACCGGGAACAGGCGTTACCACAGCCTCTTCAACAGGGGCAATATCGCTCAACATTTTTTTTAATAATTCTTCTGGAACCATTTGCCCAAATTGATTAAGGGCGTCTATTAACTTTTCATCCTTCATCTTTTAATACCTCATTTAGTAGCCTGTTGATTCGGTCAGCTTTTGTAAATACCTGATTAGTAAATTCTTTCCCCTCTCTCATCATAAATGCATTTGGGGTTGATGGCTCAGACACAAAGTCAAAGCAGATTAGCTGAAAGTCTTCTTGGACAACTACGTTGCCAGCAGCTTCGGACACAGAGCCCATACCGCGAGATGAGATACCAAGCTTGACGCCTGACTCTACAAGAGACTTAAGAACCTGACCCGATGGGGTGTTAAGAACTTTGACCTTGCCCATAACAGCCTTGTCTTCCATCCAAATGGCAGTGACCATGTGTGAAGCGTTCTTTAAGTTGATAACAGAATCATCAGGGTGATCTAACTCACCAAGCGCTCTGTTTTCTTTTACTAGTTTCTGGTAGTTCTGAACCTCTCGGGCTAACACCTTATAGGGATAGACACGACCATTGCCGTTCTGTACATCGGCTTCTTGTAGTTTGCCCGTGAGCATCATACCGCCTTCCGCGACATAGCGCTTTTCATCTTCGGTAAGGAGGTCTTGGCAAACACCGCCTTCACATAGTTCGTAGTATTCTCTTAATAGTTTCATTTGTATTCTCTCAAAAGTAAAAGCGGGCATTACCCGCGCGAGTTAGGAACCTTTACAGCAACGACGAACGGGCTGTAGACCCCACTTACTGATTAGATAGTTGTTCATCACTCTTCTCCAAAAAATTCATCATGCTTGTAGCTGTATCTTATCATGATTCCATCATCCGAGAATACCATGTTGAGAACATAGGATGTTGCGGACGAGAGGCAACCAAGCAAGAAAGCATTGACTAGCGTAACGTCATAGGTAAGTAGTTCTGTCCAAGGAGAAAGAAGGCATAAAAACCATCCAACATGAAAACCCATGCACATAGGGCAGTGAAAAACCTTACCGTAACCCCTGTAGGATTCTTTTGTAGGGCGTAGTTTTTTTATTATGGGCATGTCGCTGTATACTAAAATTTGTGTTAGTCCATAGGCGATAAGGACGAATAATAAGAGTTCTATCATAACTGTTCTTCTCCTAAAGCTGCATCGGCTGATGGACCAATCATAATACCAACGGCATCGGTAGCTGTCAATTTTTTACCTTTTACTAATATCTCAACAGCATCTTGGACCATATCTGGCTCAAAGCCGCCTTGAGTAAGTTGCAAAGCTACAAAAGCGATTGCAGCAGTAGCAGGTCCGTAAGTTGCTATTTTCTTTCCTAAATCTGTATTAAAGAAAGCTATTGCTTCGGCACCTATTCTCTGTTGCAAGGTTAGTAAATCATCTGCCAATCCTTCATCTACTTTCTCTTTCTCAGCAATTTCTTTCATTTTTTTGAAAGAGGAAACAAGGTCCATTATCTCTTCATCTTGAGATACAATATTTAGGAAGTTTTGTAGCTGATCTTTATCTTGTATTCTTGAGATCTGCTGTATGAGGTTCTTTGTTTCTACCTCACTATCCTTGATTTTTTCAAGGGTTTCGTTCTCAAGCAGAACAAACCTGTCCCAGCGCTCCATTATGACTTTCATATTATTTGACATAACGGGCTCCTAGATTGTATACATGTAAGAGAAGGTGTAGGGGTCTCTGATATAGCCCTTACGAATTGAGCCTTGCTGATCTCGCTGGGGCACTTCGCCAAGCTCTGTAGAGTCGGTCTTATCTGGATTTGCGTATTCTTCTTCAGCGCCTGCAACCGCCGCTTCAATGTTTTCGTAATAAGGTCTCTCTTCGGATATGAACTTTTCAATACTGACAAGCGCGAATTTTGCTGCGTTTAGTTTACCATCTGCTGCTTCTTGCAAACTCGCCTCCATCGCGCCATAAAAAGCACCACCTTGAATAGACTCAGGAATGACGATGCCCTTTCTAGCAAGATGACTGAAAAGGCGGTTCTGTGCGCCATATGTAAAGTCAGTCATTGTTTGTTTAGGGAACGCAGTAATTTTCTTGTCCTTGCCAGACAGAACGATATCAATATCTCCGTGGTCAAAAATCATAAGATCGCCACTGAGAGACTTACGAATATCAAGTTCGAGAGTTACGGTAGGGGGAGGGGTTTTTGGTTTGATTGTAACCTTGACAGGTTCTGGGATTGGGACAATTCTAACTGTTACTGCCATCGTCGTATATTTCCTTTACGAGTTCTTGAGTTTTCAAGATTGTGAAGAGAGTTGCTTCCGTCAAGACAGTTTCGTTTGATAAAGCTGCAAGACGTTCCTTGACTAGCTCTGTTTTTTTAATCATTTCTTGATCAGTAGCAACCTCTTCAACTTCTGTTGCTTTTTCAAGTGATTCCTTCAATCTTGTAAGTTCGCGATTGAGGTAAATTTTTGTCTCCAAATCATCAGTAGTAAATGATGAGATGTAGTGGTTTAATAATTCTTTTTGTTCTCGGAGCAAAGAAGAGCCATATTTTTCATTAAACTTCTTGGTAAAAGTTGTGTAAGTGATCGCATCAATAGGCTGCATTTCTTGTTCTTCAATTATGCCAGTCATGCCACTAATAATTTTTGACTCCAACATCACAGCCTGCTTGGGCGAGTTCGTGTTGAACATTTTCGCGATAGTTGCGAGAGATTTGTAGTTTGGAACAAAGTTATTGAAGATTGCGGGGCTTAGCTCTTTGTTGATGTCATTGATGACTTCAGTCTGCTGCTTGAACAGCCCATCGGGGTCAATAAGACGCTTAGCAGCCAACACAGCCTCTACAATTTTTTTACTAGTGGTTTGGTCTAGGTTCTGGTTTTCGTAGAGTGAGCGGTAGCATTCTAGGTCTTTCTTGAGTAATGAATCGCCTGTAAAATGCTTACGGACAATAGAGACAACTTTGGCTTTTCGCTCATTGTCACCTTTGATAATAGCGACGGTTGCTTCACGGGCAAGCGCCTCAAATACAAAAGCCGTGTTTCTCTTTTTATTGTGTTTATTCTTCATCATTATTCTCCGTAACTTTGGTCTCCAGTGACTCGATTAAGGACTTAACAGAGTGGCTTACTTCAAGAAGAGCAGTTTCCTCTTCCTGTTCTCTTAGGTAAATAGGATCTTGTTCTTCATAAATACCTCTTGCCAAAGATCTAAGCTCTGGAGCGCCTAGGTTATTGGTCCTGTAAGTGTTCATCTCGGGTGTAGAGACGCTGCTATAGTTTCTTGTTCTTGCACCGGGTGGACGCTTATCAACAGCAACCTTCTGGTATGTCTTGCCCTTCGCGCCCTTGGTAAGATATTTTTTACCTGTTCTCGCACGCTTTCCGAGAGACGGTGCAAGGCGGGGTGCGTCACGAGAACCCGGAGGTGCTGCTAGGAGCGCAGACTCTTCGCCACCTCCAGCATCGTCCGCTTCGGGGGCAGCCGCGTCATCACCGCCGAGGTCAAGACCGCCTTCGTCACCACCGCCAAGATCAAGACCACCACCCTCGTCGCCGCCCCCGAGGTCAAGTCCACCACCACCAGCTTCGCCACCACCTGCGGCGGCAGCTTCGGCAACACCTTCAAGTGCGGTGTCATGCTTACGGTCGTAGAACATCTCACGCTGGTTGCGTAGGAACTCTTCGTGAGACATACCAAAGATATTGTCAGCAACCCACCGACGTGAGAAGTAGCCTTCAGTTGCAGATGCAGCAATATCAAACTTTGTCTTCCAGTGCTCAAGTTCTTGTAGTTCAGCAATCTTGCTTGGGTTGTTTAGGGCAAGCTTAAAGTTTAAAAGATCCTCGCCTCTGTAACCAAGAGTGTAAAGATGGATAATACCAATCTTTTCTAGCTCGTGAAGAACGGAGCGCTGTAGGCGCTGGATGGTACGAGCAAAGCGAATGTCCTTGGTTGCTAGGGTGGTCTTGTCTTCTTGGGCTCCTTCACCCATAGTCAAATATGCTTGTGGTATTTTGATTGCAGAGAACAGTTTATCGCGTAGATACTTGATATCATCAATAGCTGTTGTATTAGAACCACCACCTAGATTCTGAATATCTGTCACAGAGCCTGCGCGAACAGGGATATAATAGTCTTCTTCAATTGACAATGGGTTGTAACGTAGGTCAATACGTCCAGTGTCTTTATCAACAATTGTGTGTCGCTTTAGTTGGGTAACAATCTTTTGCATAAACTGCTCAACCTCTTGCGGTGGAACAGCGCCAACGTCAATCTTAAATACCTTGCGTTCAGAAGAACGAACGATACGATAAGCCATCATTGCATCTTCCATGAGAGTTAGCTGACGCCAGATACGGCGTGCTGGCTCTAGAACGGAGGTTCCGTATGGAGAATACTTATCATTACCTAGGATACGGAAGTGAGCAATCTGCCAGTTCTCAAACGTCATTCCGGCAGAGTTCCACTGATATTGAATATAGTTGGGGTTTGTTGCATCAAGACCCTCTAATCTTTCTACTTCCTGCAATGGCAATGCGATCGTTGACTTGACACCTATTTGATCATCAATATCAAGATATAAAATAAAATCACCATATTTACACATTGTTCGGCACCACCCAAAAAGGTTATGCTCTACATTCATAATATTGTGGTAAAGAATATTCAAAACTGCCTTAATCTCATCATTACGGCATCTAATATTTAGCATTGGAGAAAGCGAAGAAAAAGTTGTCATTTCATCTGCATAGATATCCATTGCTGAAGCAAGTTCTGGCATGTATTCCATTTGGTCAAAATCAATGTAGCGCTCAGAACGACGCTGGTTTCCAATAGCATTGGCTGCAATAGTATCAAGAGGATTATAAGACTGCTTTTTGAACTGCTGCCCTGATGCAGACTTAAATCTAGTTGAATACTTATCAAGATGCTGTCTACGAATCTTGCGACCTGACTCAGACCGGTAACTGATAATTGGTCCAGAGAATAAGCGTGTTAGAGATCGAAATAATTGTGACTCTCTGTTTGCTGGATTTTTACCTTGTTTTGGATTTTGTGGTGCCATTTATTTTCTCACTTAATTATCCACATATACTGGGAATATAAATTTTTTGCTTCGTTCATTTTACTTGTTGTATCTCCGCCTGTGTAGCCAATTTGTCCTTTTATTCTGGTATTTAATACTGTTCTAGAAGTCATTATTGAATCAACAAATGCTTTTTGATAATTCAAATCCCTAGCGTTTGTTTGAAGGGCAGTGTCTCTAACCCAGCAACAAATTGCAAGAGCCATTACCAAGTCGTCATTGTAGCCCCTCATGGCTTGTGGCTTCCCGTTATACCAAATAAAAGTGCGGAACTCGTTTGCTAAACGTGAAGAATACGTCTTAACTAGTTTGTTTCTAACAAACTCTTCTAACTTGGCTACAATGAGTGGTCTGGTTTTGCTGGTAGTTGAGAAACCAGCTATAGCTCCTGACCGATTTTCACCAAGGTGCTGGTCAATGTATTCATGCGTAGACTTGATTGAATAGTAAAGATTAGGATAGCCATACTCTACAAGTTTATCTATAACTGTATAGCCAATAGAATTATTTTCTACAACCATCATACAATTACCAAACTCTCTGCCAACTTGGTTTAACATATTGGCATAAAGGTCGGGTGTTGGCTTGCCCATGTATTCTCCAACAACCTCCATAGTTTCAAGTTTTAAAATATGAAACGTAGAACTATCTGCGCCGTCGCCTCTAGCAACATCTGCTGCAAGTAGATAATTACAGCTTGGGTCGTACTCTTCCCAAATCCAGAAGTTTCTATCAAAACCAGTCTTGTGTTTGGGCTCTCTAACATTAGCCATAATCCATTCCATATTGTCTGGATCAATAACAGTTTCACCAGAAGTATTGAAGTTGCATTCCAACTCCTGAGCAATCTGTCTTCTGGACATGTTTCTGGTTTCTTTCTTAAACCACTCTTCATCTCTATCAGGGTGAACGTCCCACATAAGTGTTGTGAGATGAAAATTGTTTTCATTGGTCTCGGCACCTACGCAAGTTTTATGAAACCAGTTACCAACACCATTTGGTGTGGAGATAGCGATACAACGACCACCAGTTGATAGGGTTGGATATAGACCAGTCCA